TTACCTGTGTTAGGTCTAGCACCCACCAAAACTAAATGCCCACCTGATATGCCCTCTACCTTGCGCTGCAGTGACGGTATGTTAAACTGCCACTTAGATTGTATCTCATTAGCTACCAACAGATTGTCAATAGATATGTCACCCCATTCTACTTTTAAGTTAGGCATGAAGTTATCTTGATAGTCAGTGATTATGTTGCGTAGTGGTTCGAGTGTATTCTTCTCACCATTCACGTAGTCAAAGCCTAAGTTAGCCACTTCTTCACCTACTACCTGTTGGAATAAGTTAGACATAACCTCTTGGGCTACCTCTTGGTTCATAGGTTTCTCTTGCCGTAGCTTCTCAAACAATCTTTTGTAGGACTCTTTGTTTGCTGTAGTCAGTGTCTCTCGTGTAAAGAACAACCCCTCTAACTCTGAGAAGTTTAAATCCTTATCGAACTGGCTCATGGCGTAGTCTATGGTTCTCTTTACCTTGCGTACATCCTTAGTAAACAGTTTGTCTGGTGTATGTATGCCTTTGTTACTGTCATAGAAATCTTTATCCATGAGTGTCCTAAGTAAGGCTAACTCTCCACGCTCCATTTATATTCTCCTTATGTGTTATATGCTTTTAATGCTGCCCATGAATCAGGATAAAGTGTATCCATATGTTTATCTATACCCATAGCCACTAGTCTAGTCTCATATTGTGTATCTTCTTTCAAACGAAGTTTACACATATCTGACCATGCGTCAAGACTACCTGACCAATACCACTCTGTCATGGTGCTTTGTGGCAACACCATACGTGCCATCTCTGGTGCTACATTTATCCCACACTTAGGGTCTGTCATAGATTTATATATAGCTTTTATATCGGAGTATGCGTCATCAAGCATATTTAACTCGTGGTCTAAATCACTACTGTCAATAACACCCTCACTGCCCTGCTTCTTGTCTTTACTGCGTCCACGCCATACATCAGGTACATAAAACTCAGGCTCTTCATCCACATACCTACGGCTAATCTCATTCCATCGCAGGAACTTATGCTTGACTAGCTGACGTGCCACAAACACAGGTGCTTTGACGTGGAACGTAGCAAAGGCATGACCGAATGGTGACATGTGTTTGTGCTTGGCTAGGTAGTACACTAGCTTGGTGTCACGATCAGACAGGCCAGACTCCTGACCAATAGAGGGGTGCTTCCAATCAGCTTTCTTACCAAAGCTAACCCTAGCTGCGTTGACTACGGACAGGTCACTACCCATATGGTCTATGTATGTTGCTTTAATCATGCTACGTACCTCGCAATCTTGTACTCTAGGTCTGTGTGTACAATGCCATGCCACCCAGACAGTTTGTTCTTGACCACATTGATGTGGCGTTGATTGTCTTCTTCCTCTTGTCCCTCTACAGTGGGGTTCTTAGAGATCATCAGCATCAGGTCAGCTTCTGCTGCCTTACCTGTTCGTGAACCTTCCATCATGGCTTGGTTGAGTACAACCTTACCCTCTGCCTCTGCGGATAGCTGAGACATGTAGAACACGGCACACTCTTGTTGCTTTGCAATCTGTCTAGCATGTACAGCATTGGCCTTGAGTGCCTCGTCAGGACGTGAGAAGCCACCAGTACGGGCAAACTTGTCACCCATGTCGAGGATCACAATGTCAGGCTTGTACGACTTGCATACAGACTCAACCCATGACATGTCACGGCTAGTCGCATCCTTGAACATGATCTTGTCACGGATACGGTTGAAGATAGACAGTGCCTGTTGCTTATGTTTTACAATCTCGAACTTGTCCATGCCAGTAGCTGCCGTGATGTAACGGTGAGCAACACGATGGTATCCCTCTTCGTTACATAGCACAACGACACGTGCACCCTGCCAAGCAAAGCCATTCGGACCTGCTACCAGTGACGCATGGAAGGATGTCTTACCAGTGTTAGGTCTAGCACCTACCTCAATCAAGTGTCCTGCATTGATACCCTCTACCTTACGTGTAAGGGTAGGGATGTTGAACGTCCACTGTGACTCAAGGTCAGTCATGGCAAGGATAGTATCAAGGTTGATGTCTTCCCAATCAATACGCAGGTTAGGTGTGAAGTCATCACCATATTGCTCAAGCATATCACGTAGTGGCTCAAGGCTAGACTTGCTACCGTTCACATAGTCAAAGCCAAGGTTAGCTATGTCCTCGCCAATGACCTGTTGGAACAGCTTGGATAGCACCTCTTGTGCTACGTCACTGCCCATAGGTTGCTCCTTCTGTACCTGTTGGAACAGATGGCTGTATGCTTGTTTCTGTGCGGTGGTGAGGGTTGGGTTGTTAGCCATGAACAACGCCTCAATCTCCGCAGGTGTTACGGTACGTTCATAACGATCCATAGCAGTGTCGATAGACTGCTTGATCTTACGTACATCTTTGCTGAATAGCCTGTCGGGACAACGTGCGCCACGATGCTCATCATAGAACTCTTTGTCCATGAGGCTACGTATTAGTGATAATTCCATGTGTCAGTCTCCTAGTGTTGTAAGGTTATCAAAGTCGGTAGGGTTTCGGTATTTCAAATCGTCACGCAGGTACAGTATCTTTACTGTGTCTACGTATTGTCGTAAGTCTCTTGCAAATTGCAGTGTCTTGGGCAGTGCATCGGGGTCAAGTGCAATTATTGCTGTTGAGAACTGCGATAAGTACTTCTTGTGTCCACTGGACAATGATGTACCCAACACTGCAACCCCGACATATACACCACCATCACCTACAATAGCAGCACTTATGCAGTCCTCAACAACTACAGCCGTTTTACCACATCCATGAGCATATGGCAACTGGCTTTTTCCATATCTCTTCCACTTAGGTATACGTTTACCTAGTGATCGGCCTGTGGCATCGACCATAACATTGTTGTGTACAACAGGGAACACCACACGATGTTCCTTAACGTCATACAACAACCCTAAATCTTGTGGGTCTATAGCCCACTCGTCACAGAAAGGTTTGAGCTTCTTGTTATCACGCACAAACCAATCAGGCTTTGAGAAAGTTGCAGTGTGTGTCTCTTCTGCAACACTACCCAAGGACTTGCGAATGTCATCTGCACTGAGGGTAGTACGTGTACTCCCAGATGCAGTGCAACTAGCCTTGTAACAATTCCACATGATAGAACCCATGTTGTTTGTAACAGTAAAGGTATTCTTTGTGTTACATACGGGACATGTCATGCGTTTAGTTTCACCATTAACAAGTGATAGATCACTTATAATATCATGTATATTCATACTACATCACTTTCTATGTTGTTCGTTCCACTCAAGGATACAGATACATTTCTCTGTGTCAAGGCATTATTTGCACTTGTGTACGAATGTTTTAGATAAGGCTTAACAGACGAGATATTATTGTGTCCTGTCACCGACATGATCTGGTTGATCGGTACACCTTCCTTGTCCATCTGTGTTACTCCTGTCCTACGTAAGTCCATAAGCCGTAGCTCTTCGGGTAGTTTAGCTAGTCGCATAACCCTTCGCCCTACCTTCGACAATCTTTCCATAGCATATGGATTGTACGTACCGTCAACAGGACGTGGGTGTGGTGCTACATAAGCCTGAAACCCAAAGTCTTTCTTCTGTTCTTTGAGCATGTGCAACAGGCCATCCGATATGGGCAGGGTTACATCTGCCCTACGTTTACTCTGTTCCAGTTCAAGCACACCGTTATCAAAGTCTATGTTGTCCCACGTTAGGGTTCGCATGTCACCCAGACGTTGACACCACTCGTATGCCATGTGAACAATCAACCCCACATTTCTGTACTCAAAGTCACTGTACGCAACGTCAAGGAACTTGTTCACCTCACCGTGTGACCACACCACCTTGCGTTGTTCTGGTGACTTACGTTTGATGTTTGCCCAAGGATTATACGTAGTATGCCATAGTTGTACACCCTACTGGCACATGTTGCCGCATGATTGGCAAAACTTATGCCACGTTTGACCCACTCTTCATATGCTTGCTTTGCAACCTTGGCGGTAACGTACTCATACTTACGCCACCCCATTGTCTGGTGCAGCACAGTGAGAAAGTACCTATAATCTACTTTAGTTGTGTCACGTAAAGCATTGAAATCGTTAGACATGTAGTAGAAGTTGATCAGATCAGTCACCTTGCTGCTTGACTTTATTCGTACAACTTGTGCTTGTTCTTCACGATACGTATCAATCGCCTTGTTATGTTCACGTGCGATCTTGCGCACCTGTTTTAAGTCACATCCATATTCCTCACGTTTGACCACGCCCTCATCTACAAGGTTCTGTGGTGGGTTGAAACGGTATGAGATGTCACCCGTAGGTGACACTCGTTGTTGTACATATCGTGGCAGTTTAGGCACATTTATCTCCTTCGTAGCAACTTAACATTAGTAGTTCTTTTTTTGGCCTATAAGTTACTCTACTTTTTACCCAAGCAGATTGTTCAGCAGCCTTTCTAATCTCAGCTACCATAGTGGAACTTAGCTCTGCCAATTCATCCTCATCCCAATAAGGCATACGCAAAGGCTTTTTATATTTTTTCTTCAGCCAACCCTTTATATACTGCACACGTTCTATGACACTTAGCAACCTTAGATTACCCAATGCTGAATTACATTCAACACAGGATGGAACTTTATAAAACGACAGTTCTTTTTTTGCTTCTTCTTTTGCCAAAGCCGTCCATGATATAGGCGGTATGTGATCTAGAACACACGCAGGTATACCACAATAAGTGCAGTCTCCATAACGATCACCCCTAACATCGTAAAGATGATCGTATACAAGTAAAGACGTAGCTCTATGGTTTTCGTGAGACATTTATGCAGCTTGTAGTTCAATGAACTTGTCATCAGATACCCACTTGGACACCTCTTGCTCACGTGACCACATGCTGATAGCCTGTGTATCATTGCCAGTGTTACGCAGGTTAAACCCGTTACGTTCATCAGCATACGTGGCATAGTTCGTAAAGGCAGAATACAAAGCCCACTTGTTGTGTCCACGTTGTGATGCTTCCTGCATGTACAAGCTGTACATCTTTTCAGCTTTACGTTTGGATGTGATCATGCTTTCAAGCAAAGAGCTTACATCTACGTACTTGAGGCTAGTGTTAGCCCACACCTGCATCTTGGCAGCTTGCTCATAGAAATCAGTACGTGCTCTGGTCAGTTCATAGATGAAACTTTCCATAGAAAAGTTAGATGTATTCTTCTTGCGTACCTTGTCATAGTCACCACTGATCTGCCCATTGGTACAGAAGAAATCAATAGCACCAAAGTACACTTGGTTAGAGCATGACCCATCAATACCATGTAATGATATGATCCTGTTACCAATCTCTGTGCTATGTTTCTCTGTCTCGACAACAGTTTTCATGTTGGGCAGGGTGATGTCAAGCATAGCCCATGCACCGTCACGTGCAGTGCGCCAGTTCATACGAGCATCTGCCACCTCATGCGAAGTTAGTTCCTCAGTCACAGTGTCAAGGACACCACGATAGAAGTCACCATGTGACGCACACTTGAAGCCTGTGCCTACGATACCAAGGTACTCCCCTGTGTCGGCATTGAT